GACATTGGGCAATGGCGTAAATGTAGCTGGTTTTGTGATTGCTGACCGCCTGATGCCCTCACAGGCATACCGCAAAGCATCAATGACATGGTTCTTTTTGTCTTCCAGCTGGGGCAAGATACGCCCAGTCAATGGGTCAGATTTGTAACTGTACAGACTCAGTTCGTCAATGGTGTGAATACAGCGAGGGTGAACCACGATGTCGTAGTTCTTCAAAAACTCTATGCCTTCCTCAACCGACTTTGGCCCTTTAACCGCAGTCATTATTTTAGGAAAGCCATTGCGCTTCATGTGGCTGATGGTCTCAGGTCGTGCTGAATCGGCAACGATAGGCCATTTTTCTGCCTCAGGTACTTGCATGAATAGTTCAGGCGTGTTGACAATCTCACAGCCCACCATGTACGCCTCATGGTCGATGTAAAGGGTTCGCCCAATAATGTGGCATCGCACCAATACTGTCGGGTCTACTGAAAAGCCCCAGTCTGCGCCAAGTCGGTGAATGGCATCTTCTGGTGCTTCAAACTCGTCAATTTTCCAGTTCCTGAATACTCTGCTATTGCTGTTACGCAAATACTGACCCATCCAAACGTGCTGATACTTATCAGGGTCACGCCTCTTGTCATACTCCATTTCGTCCTTCAGGACTTGTGGAAACCACGGGTTGTCGCCAAAGTTAACTTTGATCACCGAGGCATCTGTTGGAGGTTCAGGGCCACGCAGTAGAAAATCCACTGGGTCAGATTGCTGCCGCGGGTTCCAAGTAAACCATAACTCGCTTTTAGGTTTTCGGATTGTTGGCCTAAGTAGGTCAAGGCTGGTCTGGCTTAATGACTGGGCTTCCTCTACCCAAGCGCAATCGTACCCTTCCAGCGATTTAATACTGTCGGCGGTGTGGTTCTGCATACCTTGGAAAATAATTGCCCCATCGCCCTTTTTGGACTTGATGACCGAATCCTGTACGGCAAAGTAAGCGCCAGCGTTCATCGCCTCAATCTTGGTCTCCAGCAGCCGCTTAACTGACTGGTTAAGCGATTTTTGTATTTCCCGCACGCAAACGCTTCTGCGCTTTTGGTCAAGTATGTGGCCTTCAATCATTAACTCGGCAAAAGTGTGCGACTTGCCAGAACCTCGCCCACCCCATGCACCCTTATAGCGGCTTGGCCCTAGCAACGGCACAGCCCACTCAGGCGTTTGGATTTGCAGGGTTTTACCCATTTTTGATTACTACACGCTCAATCTTTGTGAATTCAAGCGGTGCACCATCAGGACCAGTCAGTTCGTGCTTTTGAGTTTCTGCCCACCGCATCTGGGTCTTGCTCCACCAGATAGCCGCGGTTGTGTCGCCAGCCATCACCTTACTAAACAGCGTCTTGCCTACTTGGGCATTGGCTTTAGACTTGCCGCTAACCAGTTCGGAACTGAAGTGCGCCCGCAGTGTATCAATATGGATGCCATCCCGCACTAATGCGCCAATTTGCTCAATAGGCAAACCGTAGCCTGACAGTGCTTCTACTTGTTTGCGCTCGGCAGCAGTCGGCTCAAAAGCTGGCCTGCCAGCGCCTTCACGAGCGCCGCCATAGTTTGGGTCTTGTGCTTTTTCTGGCACAGTTTTTGTCTTTTTGCTTTTTAGAATTGGTTTTTCAAGTTTAGTCATATTTCACCAGTATGCGTTAAAAGCCTTGAGTGGATAGAATACCAAACTATTTCGATACCCGCCCTCCGCCGTTGGGCGTATGGGCGTAACGCCATGCACATTGCGCCAAGCTGGATACACAAGCATTGAATTATCTCGGCTGTCCACGGTTGCGCCATAGTCAGGAACGGTCGTGTTTCCGCCTCTCGCATTTTCCTTTTTCGCAATAATGACATTTACACAGCCCTCTAGATTTCCTGCGTCTCTATGGAAAGGCGCAGAAATGTTGAAGTTGCTAATGCTAGATGTAAATAATTCCCCAAACCTAAACTTTGGAGGTACTTTTTCACTGATGATGCGCTTTTGTGACGTGTAAATTTCTGGTGTTATTTCTTGTATCAGCTTTTCTGATTCTTTGCACAACATAAGCATAGCTTTGATAAACGTTTGCGCTGATTTAACCTGATGGACGCTTGATATTGCTGGGTACGGACGTTTCATATGAGGTTTCGGTGGGCATCCGCCCAATATGGTGCTGTATTGTTTTACCTCAAATTCGCTATCTCGCATCCCGCTAGATCGCCGCATCTCACTTTTTGGGACTCGGTCGCTAAGCAATTCGGCATTGGCAACATCAGCTAATTGCTTAATTTTGCCTGTTAGTTCTTTTATGTAAAAGCCAACAGGCATACCATCTGCCAGAAACATTGTGTCATCAATGATATTTGGCTCTATGTCTCCGCATACATCGCCAATTTTCACTTGATGATCTATTTTTTTTAATTCGATAATTTTCATGGTAACCCGTACCTTTTTCTAAGAACAGCAATATTTTTATCACTTGCCCATAATTTGATATGCGATAAAACATCATCTCTTTGCCATTTTTCAGAGAACTTTATCAATGGTTCGTATTTGCTAACCAAATATTGGCATTCCTTTTTTTTCATAGCCTCACGTTCTGTTTCTGAGCCATATCCACCGACGCTGTATCTTGCAAAATATGGAACGCACCAATTCAAAACTAATACATTTTTATGTCGCACTAAATTTTCTGCTGTCCATGCGTAATCGTCTATAGATTGAGCATTCGGATCAAATTCATATGTAGATTTTTTTACTAACCAAAATCTGCCATCTGCGAGACCTCTTGTAGTAAATTTATTTTTTAGATTGCGTGGATTGTCATGCAATCCAAATCCAACTAAATGAATGTTGTTTGCATCTGCAATTTCTATTAATTTTGGGAAAAATTTAAACATCTCTCTAAGAGAAATTTGATGTATCTTTTTTAATCTAATCGCTTGTTGATTACCCGCGTTTACATCTCTAGATAATGTTTTACTAAAAATGTATTCTTCAGGGTAACTGTAAATTTTTTGGAAATCATCACTTGCAAAAACAGCCCATTCGTTTATGCTCATCATTCGTAATGCAGAGTTCCTTTGATGCGCCAGTCCTTTTCCATTTCTCGTAACAATCGGTTCACCAAAAAGCGTATTACCCTTTTCAAACTTATCGACATCATTTTCGTTATGCATCATTACATAATGATTTATATCGCTATCTGCCAAAGCTCGTGATGTCGTTGCCGTAGCATATCTATTGTAGAAAAATGTGAATACTTTCACAGTTTCTCTTTTTCGTTACGCAGGTGATTTATTAGCATCATGCCTACATAGGCTTTTTGCTCGCGCCAAAACTTCACGAGTTCTTGGGCCTCTTCGTAATGTTCTGGCTCAAACTCAATTTGTATGGCTTTTCTGACTCCATCAGCCATATCTTCTAACTGGTCATCAATATCTGCGCCATCCAACACAGAATAATCGACATCTGAATTACCAAATTCGGATGGATCAAATCCGGTTAATTCTAAGTTAAACCCCATTTCTCCGATCTCACCCAACTCCAAAGCCAGCATCACATTGTCCCAGCCAGCATTTAGCGCAAGTTTGTTGTCAGCCAGCACATAAGCACGTTTCTTAGGTTCACTCCAGCCCTTCGCCACCATCACAGGAACCTCGGTGATGCCAAGTTTTTGTGCTGCTAACGTGCGCCCGTGTCCAGCGATGATGCCACCCTGCTCATCTACCAGCACTGGCATAGTCCAACCCCATTCTTTAATGCTTGCGGCAATTTGCCCAACCTGCTCATCACTGTGAGTTCTCGCGTTTCTAGCGTACGGAATAAGTTTGCTTGTTTTCCACTTTTCCACTTTATCTGCTGGGTTCATACGATCTCCGTTGGTTTAGGTAAGTTTACAGGCCAATCGGCTTCAAGTGCTTTTATTGTGGCTTTGTGAGCATCTATCCACATTTTTTGCCGTTCTTCTTTGCTCAAGTTTTTGCCTTGGTCGACTTCGTAATGGCATTTCAAGCACAAAGCAGCCACTTGATTGTCATCAGCTTTGATACCTCTACCCTTACCACTACCCCAGTTTGTGTGTGCCGCTTGAACCATATACCCTGAACCACATGCTTGGCAGTCAAGGCTTGCCACCATTTGCAAAAGTTTCTTGCTTCTGATGTACTGATGTTTTTGAAAACTCATGTGATATGCACCACCAAATGATTGTTTGAACGGATGTAGTTGATGGTTTTGTCAATCATTCGCTCAAATTCAGCCCTGCTTATACTGGTGCGCTGAAGGTCATGAAGCTCGTAAAGCTCTTTTATATACCTAATACCAGTACCTGAAAGCCCCATCTTGCGGGTTTTTTCGTACCTATGTGCTGCCGCTTCCATTTCTTTTTGCACAATCTCGCAGACTTCCAGCACTTCAATACCAATCCCATTTATGGCCATAATCTCAGCAATATTAAGCATATCCACCAAAATACGCCAATCGTTTGTTGTGGCATTACCTTTGATCATTGAATCAATTGCGCTTAATTCGCCCAGTCTGAGTACATCTAGCTTATCTTCTGCGGTAATTGCTGCGCCAGTAATTGCGTATTCAATTGGGTTGACTTTTGCCCAAATTTTTCTGCGACATTTTTTTCTCATTGGTGCGCCTTGTCTTGCATTCGATTCGTGGCTTCCCTTGTTCGCCA